CATCCATTTCAACGTCATCAGTTTCAACCTCATCGTCATCTTGTTCTGATAGAGATTCTTTTACTAGGTCTTTGATTTCTTGTTTCATTGTAGAAGCAAGTATTCCTTTTGCATTTTCAGCTACCGCTTCTTCCAAATTTTTCATTTGGATGATAGCCTCTTCAACTAAAGATTTTTCTTTTGCCATTGTTTTTATATAGTTTTTAATATATAAATATATCCTAATATGAAAAAAGTTTAAATTAAACTAAAATCACATCAGGTTTTTTATACTATTATAAATATCTCCAAAAAAATAAAAGCATAAAAAAAGAGGACATATAGTCCTCTTTTGTTAATTAAGTAAGAATTTTACTATTCAATCACTTCTCCAATTTTACTTTCCACAATTGCAGTGATTCTCCACTCCATAGAGTAATTTTCAAAGATTTTAGTAACTTTAGCCTCTACATCAGTAGGATTATAACCGCTTACTAATTTTTCTTCTCTTTTAACTTTAACTTTACCTGACTCGTTATCTACGGTTTCTACGGCAATTTTTGCGATGAAATACTTTTCGTCCATATTTTTTTTTGTTTAGATTAATATCCTAAATAATCGTTTAATTTTTTCATTAAGTCAAGAGATTTATTACCTGAATCACCAATGTGTCTTTCAACAGACATTTTTTTATCCTCTTCTATGTTCTCATCATATAGATGTTTATCCTCTTTATTTAAGAATAGATACGCTCCCGGAGTAGAAGGTGAAGATACCAAGTCAAAACAAATTAATTCAAAATCATCTTGTACCTCATTCTGTTCACCAATTTTTTTAAGGGAACCAACACCTCTTGAAGATATACCTAACGTAACACCTTGTCTAAGGTAGTTTGCTGCTAAATCACCTTTGGTTGAACAAATCCCACTTTCGTGATAACCCGGAGATGTAAGTAATTTAATTTTACCCATTAATACATTTCCTTCCCACCATACTTCGGTGATAGCGTGAGAAACTCTATCTAAATCGATAAGAGATGATTCCGGGTGATTTAACTCAGATAGAGCCGTCCCCTTTTGAATCATTTTTTTATAATTCTCAGCTTCTCTTTTTAATATTTTTTCAGGATATGTCCTACCATTTCTATTGGGAGTATTATATTTTTGTAATACAGCATAAAATTCAATAGGTTTTGAGTGGTCTAACATTCCATTAGATTCTCGTATGATTTCAACATTACGTGATTCTGTTGGGTTAATATACCCTGCGTCATACTCAACTAATATACCTTTTCCTGATTCGTTCGGTTGTAATATTCTTAAACTCATTTTAAATGTTTTAATAATAAATATTAAACATTATTGGTTTGTAACAGTTCTTCTTCTATTTTACTCTTTTTAGTTAAATAAAAGTTGAAGTATTGGTTATTTAAAAAGTTTGTTTTAAAAATTTTTTTTGTTATTTCTTGTAATGAATTTTTAATTTCTATACCTTTAATATCTAAACCTTCTTCTTGTAGGTAGAAATTTATTTCAAGATTCATAAATGATTTTTTTCCGAGATGTAATCCACTTGAACGTAAATCTAAATCAACAATAAATTTATCTGTAAAGATTTCTTTATTTATTGTTTCGTAAATTGAATGTTTTATACCTCGACTTAAATTTAGGACAACTCTTGTCCAATTTTCTGATTCTTCTATTGGTTCCACCCACGTTTGAATGTTTAAGTATAGTGATTTGAGGTTTATGGAATCGACTGTTCCGTAGATAACTTTGGCGGTTTTAAAACCGTGGAGTTGAGAGGTTTTCCCCTTTTTCATTAATTTTCATATTATTCTGTTTATTGTTTATAAAAAAATAAGTGTTTTTACTACAATAGTCAAAATTTTTTGTAAGAATAAGATATATGTTATATATGATAATAATAAAATTAAATAACAACATTACAATTGAGAAGGCTTTAAAACTTTATAAGAGTAAAGTTATTAAAACCCGTCAAAGTGGGGAACTATTTAAAAGGAAGGAATTTGTTAAGAAATCTGTTATTAAAAGAAATGAACTTTCTAAGGCCAAGTATGTCCAAAAAAAGTTCAAATCAGATAACGATTAAAGATTTTCTTTAAGATTTTTAAGTTTAAAATACGTAAGTTTGTCGTATTTTTCAGAAATTACTTTTGAAATAGTTTCATCAATTCTTACTTGCATTGAATTATCAGTGCTAGCATTTTTCATTTCTGTTAATTTTTCAACCACACCTTCTTTAAGTGTGTTATATTTTTCATTCAAAGTTGAATCATCTTCTGACAATAAAGCAATTAATTCTTTTTTATCAGATTCATTTAAACCATTAATATAACTTTTGATAGTTTTGTTGGCAACACTTACCATAGTTGATAATGGTAAATCAATACCCTCAGTTTTTGTTACCGGTAATTTTTTAAGAGATTCCGAAATAACTTTTCTACTTTTAATTTTTGATTCGATAGTTAAAACATCGCTAGAAAATAATGTATCAATATCGGTATAGTTACTTTCAACATTTTTATTACCAACCCAAGCAACTAATTTATTGATATCGGATTGTTTAATTTTATTAACCGTATTCTCATAGATTTTAATACATTCGTTAATATATTCATTACAATAAGATTCACTTAATGATTTAGGTGAACTTAATTCGTCATATAAATAAAACAATTTACTTATATTTTTATTTTCAATAACAAGTTTCTTAAATGTTTTTAATTCGTTTTTAAATGTGTCGTTAGCATATGATTCTAACAATACATTTTCTATCTTTGTTTTTAATAAACCAAAATTTTTCATATCTAATTTTTATTATAAATATCTAGTCTTTTAGAAGTTTACTTAATTGAGATTCAATATCTCCTAAAGAATTTTTTCCTTTGGATAAATCTATAAATGATTCATCTTCTGCTAGAGTACTTTGTTCAACTAATATTTTTAAATTATCTCGTTTAAATGATTCAGGTGTTACACCGGCTTCACCTCCCGGTTCAGGTCCCGGAGGTGCCTCAGGTGCTCCACCCGGTTCAGGTGCTCCACCCGGTTCAGGTCCTCCTAAATCTTCCATTCCACCTCCTCCGAAGCCTCCTCCACCTCCTGGTGGCGGCGGTGATGATGATGGAGCCTCTCCACCGGCAGTTGCTGCGGATTCTGGATTACCATATAATTTATCAATATTATCAAAAATACCTGTATGAGTAATGATTGTTGCGGTATTGGTTAATTCTGCACCAACAGCCATTTCAATTCTTTGTTGTTGTAAATCAAGTTTAATATCCTCATCAGAAAACCCTAAAATATGTTTCTTAGCCCAAGATACTGATACCGGTGCGATACCGGCAATTGGAGCAACACCTTGTTGGTATAATGCAATTTTTTCTTTCCAAAGTTCAATTTTTAATAAATCCGCTTGTGACGATGGATTAGTTAATGATAAAGTAAAATTAGATAATTCATCCTCAAAACCTAATAAAAATAAATGAATAATTGCTATTTTGTTTAATTCCGCAACCATACATTTTTGTATTCTATTAATTGTTCTAGCAAACCTGATATCCATTAAAGATAAATTTTTTCCACCACCGGCAGTTTCTTCAAAACCTAAAAATGCTTTAGGAACTCGAAGTGCGGTTAATAATTTCTTTTGGATATATTCGATATCCGCAATCTCTGATAAGTTTTGAGCACCCGCCAATGTTTCGATAGGCATTGTTGCTGCCGGGTCTCTAACAGGAATGAAATAATCTTGGTCAACAGCCATTTGGTTGAATCTCATATCAACATTACCTGTTTTAGCATCAACTACTTGGTCACGTTTAAATTTGTTTGCAACACGTTGTACGTAAGCCTCAACATCTTTATCATCCATATTACCAACGAATACTTTAAATACACGTCTTTCCGGTGCTCTCGATGTTCTATAAATTAACATCGCATCTTCAGATAATAATAATTGTTTCCAAATACGTCTCGCTTTTTCTAACATAGATGTTCCATATGGGAGTTTTCTATCATCACCTAATAAACGGAAATGTGCTATCTCCCAAGTGTTGAACTCCATATCTTTGGCTTTCCATTTAAATCTTAATCCTTTGTTTTCTGCCGGTTCTTCAAGATTTGCTGATTTTGCGGCCATACCTCTCTCCAAACGTTCTATCTCAATGTTTGGTAATTGCATACATCCAACAATACCTTTGTCTGAATCTAATTTTAAATACACAAAGTTATCACCATATTTACAAGTATTTCTTGTCCACATAGTTAAGTTTGTATTAATATCTAACACATTGTTAAATAAATCGGCTAGTATTGATTTAATTCTTTTTGATTCAGAATAAATTTGTAACATATAACCATTCTCATCAACTGTTGTTGATTCTTCACCATAAATGTCTAAGGCAGCAGATATCTCCGGAGTATATTCCATAGATTCGTAATCGTAGAATGAGGCTAAACGAGTTGGTTCATAATAAACCGCTTGGGTGTATAAATTACTCTCAATCTTAGTCCATTGATTGGATAAGTAATAAGTTTGTTGAGCTTGTAATTTTTCTCTTTCGTATTCCGCCTGAGAAGTTGTTTTTAATAACTCTTTTTTGTCCAACTTATATGTTGGGTAATCTTGATTTAATAACGAATTTGGACCAAATGCCTGTGAGAGCCTTTGCCAAACCGTTAAATCGGTATTTTGATTATTTTCCATATTCTAAATTTAAATATATTTTTACTTATATAAATAGTTTTAATGTTGATTATATTAGTGTTATCATTGGTGTTATGGTAGACAACATTGTCCATTATTTGATGATGTACTTGTAGCAGTTCTTTGTATATTATTGCGAAAATATGATGGAGAACCGGGCTCACCTGAATCAGCACAAATATCGTTTAAATATGTTCCGGCGATTGTATATCGTTTACTTGCTGACCCTCCACCGCATTTAGTATATTTTACAGAAACCACACCATTATCATTTGGGTCGGTAGTGTTACCAGTGGCATTCTCTAAATCAAATTCAGTTATTGTAACATCAATATATGTACAATTACAAGTTGGTGTAACTGTTGGAGTATTTGTATTAGTTGGAGTATTAGTTGGAGTAACGGTTAAAGTCGGAGTTGGTGTAAGTGTATTTGTTGGAGTATTTGTATTTGTTGGCGTATTAGTCGGTGTTTGAGTTGGAGTTACTGTATTAGTCGGAGTAACCGTTGAGGTTTGTGTTGGTGTTATAGTGTTTGTAGGTGTAACGGTATTAGTTGGTGTTATTGTTGGTGTCGGTGATAAACAAGGAACTACTAATGAACAAGTTTTATCGTAATTAGGTATATAAATATCATATGTTCCATAATAATATTCTGATTGGTAATTATATGGCAAAATAACATTACCAATATTAATACTTCCACCCGAACAAGGGTAAAAGGTAATATCGGCTAATTGTCCGTTGTAATTTGTTGTTAATATTTCTAAAATTGTTCCCATATGTTATATTACACCTCCGTCAGTTATTATCCAT